GAGGTCGGCCTTGCCGCCTTCGGCTACAACATCCCCAACGCGCCCCTCCTCGCCGTGCTCGACGCCCGCATCGCCGCCAGCGAGGGGATCGTCCGGCTGGAAGGCGGCGTGACGGCCGCGACCGCCTTCGAAGCCGGCGTGGAACTGACCCTCGACGACGGCGAGCGCGTGACGGCGGGCATCGTCGTCGGTGCGGACGGGCGCAAATCCCGCATCCGCGAGAGCGCCGGGATTGGCGTGCGCACCTGGTCCTATCCGCAATCCGCCCTCGTCCTCAACTTCTCGCACGAGCGCCCCCACGGCAATGTCTCGACCGAATTCCACACGGAGAGCGGCCCCTTCACGCAGGTTCCCCTGCCCGGCGGCCGGCGCTCCAGCCTCGTCTGGGTGCTGCCGCCGAAGGAAGCCGCGCGGCTTCGCGACCTTCCCGCCGAAGACCTCGCCCGCGCGGTGGAAGAGCGCATGCAGTCCATGCTCGGTAAGATATCCGTCGAGGGCGGCGCGCAGAGCTTCCCGCTCTCCGGCATGACGGCGGACCGCTTCGGCAAGGGGCGCTTCGTGCTCATCGGCGAGGCGGCGCACGCCTTTCCGCCCATCGGCGCGCAGGGCCTCAATCTCAGCCTGCGCGATATCATGACGCTGCGCGACCTCGTCAAGGACCACGCGCAGGACGAGACGCTCGGCGAGCGTTTCGACCGCAGGCGGCAGGCCGATATCCGCTCGCGCACCCTCAGCGTCGACCTTCTCAACCGCTCGCTGCTCTCCGATTTCCTGCCCGTACAGTTCCTGCGCTCGGCGGGCCTTCACCTTCTGTCGGCGCTCGGGCCGCTGCGCACCGTCGTCATGCGCGAGGGCATCGAGCCGCTCGGCGCGCTGAAGGCCTTTCGCGAGGGCCTAAGGGAACGGATCGCCCGCAAGCGCGCCTGACTTGATGAGATAAAGCAGGATCGTCACCGTCGCGACGGAGAGCACCGTCGTGATGAGGATGGTCGCCGAGGCGCGCTCCTGCCAGACGCCGTATTGCTGGCCGATGACGAAGACGTTCGTCGCCGTCGGCAGGGCGGCGAGCAGCATGGCCGTGAACACCCAGACCGGATCGAAATTCCCCGCAAGGCCCAGCACGAGATACATGACGGCCGGCAGGAGCAGCAGCTTCGCCGGCACGATATAGCCGATCTCGACCGGCACGCGCTTCATGGGCCGCAGCGCCAGCGTGACGCCCATGGCGAAGAGCGCGCACGGCGCGGCCGCCTGCGCGAGGTAGTCGATCAGCCGCTGCAGCGCCAAGGGCGGCTCGAAGCCGGCGAAGGCCGCGGCGAAACCGGCGGCCGTCGCGATGATGAAGGGATGCGTGACGATCTTCCAGAGCACGCCGGCGGCGATGCGCAGCGGCGGCTGCTTCTCCCCGCCGCCAAGTGCCATCAATGCGGGCGCGACCGTGAAATGCAGCATGTTCTCGAAGCAGAAGACGAGCGCGACCGGCACGGCCGCCGGCTCCCCGAAGGCGAGCAGCGCGAGGCCCGGTCCCATATAGCCGATATTGCCGTAGGCGGCCGCCAGCCCCTGCATGGTCGCCTCGCCGATGCTCGCCCGCCGCAGCCAGAGGCCGGCCGCGAAGATCAGGGCGAAGACCGAATAGGTCGCGCCGATATCGGCCAGGATGAAATCGACGCGCGTCAGCTGCTCGATGGGTGTCTTGGCGACCAGCTTGAAGAACAGCGCCGGCAGCGCGATGTAGATGATGAACGTGTTGAGCCAGCCGAGGGCTTCCACCGGCTGGCGGGTGATCTTCGCCACCACGTAGCCGAGGAAAATCATGCCGAAGAACGGCAGGACCAGTCCGATAATGTCTGCCATGGGCCGAATGCCACTCTGAGATCGCGAACGAGGACTCCGGCACTAGCCGATTTGCGAGAGAATGGGAAATGTTTGCTGGAACCAGATGGCAACGGTGCTGATATAGCCGAAGATGAAGGCAAGGCCGGTGAGGATGAGCAGCACGCCCATCACCTTCTCCACCTTGCCGAGATGGCGGCGGAAGCGCGCGAGGAACCGCATGAAGGCGCCGGAAAAGCCCGCAGCGATCCAGAAGGGCACGGCAAGGCCGAGCGAATAGACGGCAAGCAGCATCGCCCCGTCGCCGACCGTCTCGCGCGCTGCCGCAACGCCGAGGATCGCGCCGAGCACCGGCCCGATGCAGGGCGTCCAGCCGAAGGCGAAGGCAAGGCCCATCAGGTAGGCGCCGGAGGCCGTCGCCGGCTTGCCGCCGCCCTGGAACCGCGCCTCGCGGGCAAAGAGCCCGATGCGCAGAAGCCCGAGGAAATGCAGGCCCATCAGGATGATGATGACGCCGCCGATCTGGGCGAGAAGATCGAGATGCCGGCGCAGCGCCATGCCGATGGTCGAGGCGCCCGCGCCGAGCGCGACGAAGACCGTGGCAAAGCCGAGCGTGAAGAAGAACGCCGCCAGCAGCACCGCCCCGCGCGTATCGCGCCGCACCGCCACCGCCTCCCCGCCGCGGAACTGCTCCACCGAAATGCCGGCCATATAGCAGAGATAAGGCGGCACCAGCGGCAGCACGCAGGGCGAAAGAAACGACAGCGCCCCGGCGAAAAGCGCGCTCAGCAGGGAAATATCGGCAATAGACAAAGGCGGCTCCGCGAGGATCGAGGGCGAAACGCGGCAGGAGGACCCGACCATGTTCGCGCCCTCTGATACAAGCCCCACCCCGGCCCTGCCAATCACCTTTTGGAGAACGCGGCGATATGTCATGCGGGGAGGAAAGTGGTGAGCGCGCAGGGATTCGAACCCTGGACCTACTGATTAAAAGTCATCGTTGGGTGAAATGATACCATGCTCTTATTGGATACCCTTCGTGTGACTTCGTTAAAATCACACGCCATCATGCGCCGATGTCGCACGCATCAGCGCGTGATGGGCGAGCGCTCACTCTCGATACGCTGCAGGATCTCGCGCACGACGCGGATGTCTGACCCGAGGCTGTTGAGCGTCGTCTCGAGCGAGCGCATGGAAACGGCCGCATCGCTCGCCTGCTTCTCGACCGCGGCGATGCGCAGCTCGTGCGTGTCGAGGGCGCGAAGCGAAACCTCGGCGGCCGTCAACCTCTTGTCGAGCCGGTCGATCGCCGAGCTGTTGTTCAAGGATCTCGTCTGGACCTCGTTCCAGGTCGCGCCCCACGCGACGAAGCCGCCGGCAAATCCGAGCAGGATCACCACGGTGTTGAGGTTCCACTCCCATTTCCAAGTCGGCGCGACGGTCACCATGTCGGGATCCTTGTTGGTCAATAGTCCGCCCTCTACAATGCGAATGCGACGATGCGCTTCATTTCCTGCACATCGGATCTTTGAGGCACTGCTCGTTGTGAGCGCCCACCTGCCGGGTGAAAAGAGGATCGTGCTTGAAAATATAGGTGCGCGTGCCGGCATTCGGCGTCATCCTGGCATAGCCAGCGCCGTCGCCCTGTTTACTGGCAATCACCGTCGATGAGCACGCCGCCAATAGCGCGGCAAAGCTCACCATCAGACATGTTCTCAACAGCGGCATCGGTGAGCCCTCGCTCCTTGAGTTGATCGAAGATGGCGTCCTTGGCGGCCGCCTCGGCAAGCTTCCGTTCCTCCTTGCGGGCCGCAGGAATAGCGAAGAGGCTCATAAGGGCGAAGACCAGGAGTGCAGCGACGATCGCGCCCAGGACCGCAGCCACGGCCGCCTGCACCTTAGCCAGCATCGCACGCCCCCCTCTTCGCCCGCGCTTCCGGATCACCCGGCAGCACTGCCGGCCTCGGCCGCATCCAGATGTTGACGAGGAAGGCGAGAGCGAGCGCCCAGCGCTGATAGTCGCGCGGGATGATCGCGAGGATCTCGGGCGAATGGATCAGCTCCGGAGCGACCACCAGGGCGGCGAGCGCCAGGTTGACGACGTAGGTGCGCCAGCGCGCCAGCACCCGGGCAGCGCGGTTCCAGAGCGTGGCCTTGATGATCGCCTTCATCTCAACCTCCGCACAAGACGCCGAGCCACTGGCACGGCAGGTCGGAAAGCAGTCCCCACACGGCGGCACCACCGGCAACCACCGCCGCCACGGCTGCCGCCAGGCCGGAACCGGCCGACGGCCGCGTGGGCACGGGATCCTCCGCCGGCGCCGCGGGAGCAGGATTGTCGTTCTCCGGCTTCGGTACCGGCAGGGGGCCAGTGTCCGCATCCGTCTTGGCGGCCGCCAGGACCGACCGCAGCACGGCCTCGACGCGATCCGGCATCACCAGGGCCTTGTTGATCCCGTCGCCGGCATAGTAGCTCTGCCCGCGCCGCACCGCGCGCTTCTGCCCCTGGCAGTCGGCCAGCACCGGAAAGCTTGCCCATTCCTGCGCCAGCGCCTTGCCGAACTGGACGATGCCGATCTGCCCGGCGATGAATTTTTCGTAGCCGCGGCGGACCAGAAGGTAGTAGCCCAGCCTGTCCTGCAGCTCCCCGTCGTAGCGCGCGGATCCGGGAAGGTTGGAAACCTCCTCCTGGATGCCCAGCAGGGTCGCCCGCATGATCTGGTAGTAGCCGGACGCGCTCGAGCCGAAGCGGGACGTCCAGTTCCGCTGCGCCTGCAAGACTTCGCTGACAGTCATCGAGGTCAACGGCTCCGGCAGCTTGTCCTGGTGATTGTCGTAGACCGTTTCGTAGCCCATCGGCGCCTCGATGCCGCCGATGAATTTCAGCAGGATCATTGCCGCCGGCGGAACGGAGGAGGGAAGCGTCTTCTTTGACATGACATCGGCCCCAGTGTTTCAGACTGGAGCCGAGCTTACGGCGCGCAAGGTAGGGTCAAATGCGGGTCCGCTCAGGAGGGCGCGAGGATCTCCGCCGCTTTGGTGGCGCCGAAGAGGTCGGTCGCCATGCTGACCAGCAGTGGCCACAGTTCATGGTCGCTGCGATAGGAAGATGCGAAACGGAAAATGTTCTGGATACGGACTGGCTGGGTCGCCATCGCGGCTTCGACCGCTTCGGCCTCCGCATCCGTCATCCTTGACCAGAGATCTACGGGGTAAACGATGGTGACCGACTCGGGCGGCTCCGGAATCGGCGGAGCTGTCCAAGTCTCGCCGTCGTAGATATAACCGGGCTGCACTTCATCGGGGCACTCGACGTAACCTTGCGGCGGATTGCCGGTGAGGTCGAGTTGGACAACGACCCCGTTTTCGATAAGAGCGTGGGGCATATCAGGCCACCTTCCTGATCGTGATATCGGTGTAGACTTCCGGAATGCCCGCAGCTCCGCCGGCATATCCAAGGCCGGTAGATGCAAGAGCTGCTGACGTGTAGTGTGCAATCTCAAGTACGGTCGCTACGGCGAGCGTAAAGCGGCCTTTGATAAGGCTTCTCGTCACAACAGAGGTCGAGCCGGCTGTGCCTTCCGATGAACCTGCAACGATGAGAGAGCCGCCAGAGGTGCGTAGCCAAGCCTTGTGTCTCGGGGCGCTCATGGCGGGGACGCTTGCAAAGATGTCGTAAGTGCCTGCGGGTAAGGTGATCTGATTGCTGGAAAGTGAGGCCCCAGAAATTCCGTTGGACACGACGGTGTTCAGCGTACGTACCTGCGTGCCACTGATCGAGGTCCCACCTTCCGTCCCAGATGTTTTTTGATCGCGGACATGGAGCAATGGAGGAGATACGAAGCTGACGCAGCGCCATTTCCCGGTGTCGTACTCGACGAACTCCAGTTCCATGCCGGCGTAGGTCGAAATGTCTACGCCATAGGGAAGAACAAGGTCCGTCGAGTGGTGCGTCAGCGTCAGCGCCCCGTCGAAGTGCGACTTGATCACCGTGCCGACGCCGACGGTCGCAATCGAGGTGATGGCCGTGGTTCCCGTCACGTCGAAGTAGTTGCCGTCATCGCCGAGCGTCAGAGCCGCAGCGCTGACAACGTCGGCGCCCTTGGACCACTTCTGGGTCTTGGTGAAGGTGTTGGCGCCGGAAAACATATTGTCACCGGCAAGCGATGCCTTGCCGGCCACGGCCGCCACCAACGCGTCGAGCGCGACACTGCCGACGAGCTTGTGCCCGCCGGGTGTCACTCCGTCGTGGCCGCGGAAGATCTTGTTGGTCTCGTCCCAGACGATAACCCCATTGGGCAGCGTCACCGCATCGAGTTCGGCTGCTGTGCCCTTGAGCTGTTGAATTGGTGTCGCCATCTCCGCCCCTTCAAAGATCGGTGACCCGGCCAAGATCGCCGGGGAAAAGCTGGATCGCGTCGGTCACCCTCCCAAGGTCGTAGAACGTCCCGGGTTGGAAGCCGACGTAGGCGGCCTGCGCCGCGTCGACGAGGTTTTGCGCCGCGGCGCGAGAGGTGGCCGCTGCTGTGGCGGAATTTGCCGCGGCCTGAGCTGACGCGGCCGCGGCGTCGGCCGATGCGGCGGCGGCCTCGCCGACAGCCATGATCGCCGTCGCGTTCGGTCCGCCGGCGAGATAGTCGCCGGATCTGACGAGCACCTGACCGTCTTCAAGATCCGGCGCGACGGTCAAGGGCGCGCCGCCATAGTCCATCTTGATCGCCCGCGCGACATCGCGTGCCGTTTCCTGCTGGATGATGCGGACCCGATCGAATTCGCTGTCAGTAAGCTCGCTTGAGAAGCGGCCAGCGCGCGTGATGGAGCCGAGGCGGTCGAGGACAGCTTTCCCCAGCACGAGGATATTCTCGCCGACTGCCCGTCCGACATGGAATTGGAGCATTCCGCCTTCCGCGCCTCCGGCGCCTGAAATGTCGAAGAGCAGAGCCGACAGCTCCTCCCATACGCCCGGAGCCGTCTGTAGGGCGACGGCGATGTCGGCGGCCTGCTGGAACGGAAACGGAATGGCGAACTGTGTCTGTCCGGCACTGGCCGTATAAATGCGGTAGCGCGGGTCTTCCTCGATCGGCAGGACGACACTCATAGGGGACCGACCCTCTGTTTCAGATGGCTGATCTTTTCATGGAGGAAGTCGGGTCAACCGCCGCCCAGCGCTCCGAGATCCGGCGTGCGCGAAGGTGCCAGCCGGCCGGGGGCCCACCAGAAGCCTTGGCCGTATTCTCGCGCGAAGAAGCGCTGGCGCTGCTTGAACGCCTTGTTCGCCTCGGGATCGACCAGGAACTGCAGCTGATCCATCAGCAGCCGTTCCCAGGCAAGCCGAGCGTACCAGATGCTCGATCCCGGGGTATTGGCCTTGGCGAACTTCACGAGCTCGCGGCCGAAATGCGTCTTCTCTCCGCTGGCAAGTTGCACCACGTTTCCGGCCGTCAGGTTCCAGGCGTCGTTTGCGCGCTGCATCAACGGCCCGCCGAAAGTGCTCGCAAATCCACCGCCGTAACGGTTGAGGTTTGAAAAGAGGAAGTCACCATAGATCCCGAGGCCGCCGCCTTGCAGGATGGCGGCTCCCCAGAATTCAGGGCTGCTGATCGGGTTCATGTCCTGGGGGTCGCGCCCCTGCGCCATCTGCTTCAGCTGCAGGGCCGCGCCACCGAACAGTGTCGTAGAGATGAAGATCGATCCGGCGTACGCCGCGGCAGCCATCTTCTGTCCGGACGAAAGCATGTCCTGGATCCTACGGCCGTGCAGCAAAAGGAAGACAACGCCGAAGCTTTTGAACTGTGCGAAGGAGCGCAGCACCTCGCCAATGAATGTGCCCGGCCGGTTCTGGTCGAGCATGAAGACCTTCGAGCGTTGCGATCCGGACGGAATTGCATATTCCGTTTCGGACTGGATCATGCCGAGATATTTTTCGGCTAGGCGCTCGTCGACACGCTCCGCGATTTCATTCGGCCGCAGCAAGTTCGTGCCCTTGCCCATGTCATGCATCGGCATACGGCGCATCTTTTCCCAGTCGGCCTGACGGATACCATACCGGGCGAAGGTAGAGCGCAGCCCTTCCGGAAGCGCGTCGAATGTCTTTCCCACGTTCTCGGCGGCCGTCCGCATGAAAGCCAGGCCAAAAGCATGGCGCCCAGCCTGCGTCCAGGGTGTCAGGCCGGAATAGGTGAGCACGCGATCAGCAATGAAGCTCGACCAGCCCGGGCCGTCGATCGTGCCGACATAGCGCGCCTGGGCGTGGAAAACATGCATTGCTTCATCGAGGATCAGGCCGGATGCGACAGCCTCGCGCCGCGTCTGGTTGCCAAGAGCCTTGACGAGATCCGCGAAGGCACCCTTGGCTCCGATGCCGGCAAAGTGCCGGGCGGCCATCGTGGTGCCGACATCCGAAAGAGACGATATCGCCGCGGAGCCGAGAACGCTGGCCGTGATCAGACCCCGCGTGGCGGCAAGTCCCGCGGCCCATCGCCCGTTGACCGGCGTCTCGAGCGTGCCACGGATCGATCCCCATACCGCGTCGATCTTCCGCTCAATGCCGCGGGCCGCGTCGAGTGCGTTCGCCGATTTACCGGCGAATCGGCTGGGCTTGCCGGCCGCCTTCAGCTGGGCCTCCTTCGTCAGCCCCTGCTTGATCCACTCGATCGTGCCATTCGGGTTCGGCCCCAGCACCTCCATAGCAGCGACGTCCTTCGCCATGCCGTTGATGTGCCCCATCATCGCGGCGAAGGCATCGCCGCCTCCGCCATAGTCGCGCTGGTAGCGCATCCAGCTTTCCGCGTCCCGAAAGACGAGGAAGCGATGCTCGGCCCGCTGGTTGGCGAGGGCGCCCGTGCCGAAGGACTGGCGCATGGGATCCCGGCCAGCCCATCCTTCGGTGGCGATGTTCGTCCATATCCCCTCGAGGATATCATCGAGTTCGCGCGCGTCGACAGCCTCGCCTGTGAGAGGATGCTTCATGCGGCCGACATCGAGAAGCGGCCGGATATCGTCTCTCCACTGCTGGAGACCGACCTTTCGGAGTGCCCGCGCGTCGTGATGCTGCGGGAGACCCCAGCGTTCCAGCTTGCCGATTGCGCCGCCGGCGGCGTTGAAGCGCTGGCGCAGCCATTCGTGCGTGTCTTCCCACACCTTCGCGAAATGCCGAGAGACGGCATCGCCGCTATTTTCACCGAAGGCCTCCTTCACGACGTTGTCGAGCTGGGCGCGGTTGTGGCGCAGCTTGTCGCCGGCGATCGCCGACCGGCGGAAATGGGCAAGGAGATCATCCATGCGCGCGTGAGCCATGCCGACGATCGCCTTGCGCCGCCCTTCGACACTGTCGAACGGAGCGGTTCCATAGTGCTCGAGGAGATCGAGCGCAGCGGCGCCGATATCGTGCTCCCCCTTGGCGTTCTTGTACGATCCCAGATCCGCGGCAATGCGCTTGATCGACGAGAGGGACAGTTTCGCCTTCCGTTTCTGGTGTGCGCTCTCCGCCTTCAGGAGTTCCGCCAGGGCACGCTTTGCCTCGGCATCGGCCATCGTCTCGCTGTTGCCCGCAAATTTCTCACGAAAGCGATCGAACTGCCGCTGGAGCCTCTTTGCATCCTCTTTCGAGAGCGCACCGCCCTCGACGGCGTTATTGAGACAATCGTTGAAGCTCATACCCGGCAGGCCTCCACCAGCATGGAAAGATCGTCGAGCCGCTCGAGCTCGGCCTTCAGGCCTTCGGGCGTCGCCGCGCGGCCGTCGTCGAAGAAGGGGATTTCGAAGTCGTCCGGAAGATCGGCAATATCCGCATCCGTGAAGAATGTGTCCTCGATGGGCCGGCCGGGATCGTCGAGGCCGCCGCGCAGGCTCGATTGGTCTATGCGCTCCGGAGCGGTCGGCAGCCTGGTTGCCGAGCCTGTCACGCGATCCGCCTCGTCGGCCGCGATCAATACGCGGTCGAGCGCCTCAGCCGGCGCGATGTTCTCTGCGTTGACGAGCTCGGCCGCCTTCAGGATCAGCGTGTCGTCGACGGCCGGCCCCGCGCGCGTCACGAGCTCGTGCACCAGGCTCTCGGCATAAGCGCGTCCGCCGTCGTCTGCCGCCGGTGCGCCTTCGCGGGCAGCAGCGTCGAGCTCGTCGAGCAGGTCGGCGACCGTGCTCTTTTCCACGGCATTGTCCGCGGTCCCATAGAGGTGATTGAAATAACCGGCCTCGGCCGCCGCGCGGCGCGCCTCGTCGAGTGGCATGCCGCCGTCCTTCACCAGGCGGCCAACGAAGCGCTCTGAGGCGTTTCCGAGACCGAGGGCGGCAATTTCACCCTTGAAATCCTCGACGCCGCCGGCACGCATCAGGAACTGCTGCAAGGTTGCGTCCCCCTTCCGGGACCCGGATGCGGACGCCTCCGGCACCAGGTGCGCAACGATGCGCTGCACCTGTGCGGGATCTGCATCGAAATGAAAGGCGCCGTTCTCCTGGGCGGCGCGAACCGCGCGCGCGATCGCCTGCTCATGTATCTCTGGTGTCGCCGCGGCTGGGCGGATCTCGTCGAGTTCGCGGTCAAGCTTCAAGACATCCATCGCCCCGCGGGCGTCGGCGGGCAACGCGTGGCGTAGTGGCGCGAGGATCTCGGCAGCCCGTCCGCCATCGCCGGCCATCCCTTCGCGCAGGGCCGCGTGGGCGGAGGGATCGGCTGCAACGATCTCGGCCGCCTGGTCGAGGGCGCGTCCGCGAAGAATACGGGAGACGCCCTCGGCGCCGCCCTGCACCAGGCCGCCGAAGCCGGCGCCGAGCGCAGCGGCAAAAGCAACATTTCTCGCCCCCTCGATGAAGCCGGCATCGAGGCCGATTTTCGCTCGCCAGGCTTGGACATCCGGCTGCATGATCGCCTCGGCGCCCCCATTGATGACGGCCTCCTTCAAGGCAACCGTCAGGATCCGGCCGCCGACCGTGCGCGCAGCCCCTGGGCCGCCGCCGGCGATGAGCGTCAACGCCTGCAAGGGGTCGTAGAATGCTCCGCGAATGCCGCCGCCGAACAGTGCCGCCCATTTGCCGATGCCGTCGCGGGCCGCAAGCGTCTGCGCAAGGTGTTCATCGACGTGGCGGGCCAGCGCCTCGGCATCGCGCTCGACGGGAGTGTCGGCGCGGATGATCCCGGCCTGATCCGGATGCCGCTTCGCCACGTCGGCAAGCCAGGCATTGAAACCGTCGACACTGGCCTGCAAGCGCTGCGCCTGACGCATCGGATCGACCGGCACGGCGGCTGTCGGCGTGAAGTTCGGGTCGCCGGGCACATCCAGATCGCGGCGGTCCGCCTCCATCGGATTGACGGTGGTCTCGCCCGTCGCCTCCTGGATAGCTTGGATCCGGTCAGCGTAGGCGCGTGTGAGCGCTTCCGAGCTCGAATTGGAGTTGTCGACGAACCTCAGCTGCTCGGAGGCTGCGTTGTATATCTCCGAAAGCGAAGACTGCCCGCCGGCGATCGACGTCGGCCGCTCGTTGCTAAGGTCGCTGTACCAGAAGCTCATGCCTACCTCGCAGGCTGCCAGCCGAACAGGTTAAAATCCTTGACGCCCGGTGTGTTGGCGGCCACGCGCTCGAGGGCGCGGATATCCAGCAGCCAGAAACCCCCGTCAGGATTGGCGAGGAATTGAGGCTCGTCGCCCATCGCGTCGCCGAGCGCGACGCGGTAGAGGCCGTCGCCAGCGGAGATGAGCTGTGCATTGCGGATCCGATCGACCGGAATGGGGAAGTCGTTCGCGCTTCGGATCGGTGGAAGCATGGCGAGCTGCTCGTCCGTCAGATCCTGGAGGAGTGCTTGAGGGCGATCCTTTGGCATGTCGGCGGGGACGACGATGCGGCCACCATTGACTTCACCGAGGCCGCCATAGGCAACGCCACCAACGGAACGGCCGCCGGCGGCGCGGTCGAGTGCTTTCGCGAAGGCGAGCTGCGCGATCGATCCTTCCGTCTTCAGGTCGCTGGGATCGAAGCCCTGCAGGTTCGCTGCCTGCTCGAAGAGGATAGCCGCGGTCTGCACCATGGCGCTTTGCGTCCGCCCGTCCGCCGCCAGAGCGCCGCCGATCTGACCGGCGGCGAAATTGCTCATGTCGCCGAGGGATGGCATCTTCGCCGTAAAGACCTTTTCGCGCTTCATGGCGAGTGCGTTGGCGACGTCGTTCGCCACCGAAGTATCGCCCGTTGCGAGCGCAAGGCCGCTTGCATGAGCGATGACAGGCGCATCGTCCGAAAGCTCGGAGAGCACGCGGGGCGCCTGCCGTCCGAACACCTTGGCGACGGTCTGCGCGAAAGCCGGCAGCATTTCTGGTTGGCGCATCAGCGCCGAGGACAGCATCTCCTTTTCGCCTGGCCGGAAATAGGGCACGTCCTGCTGGTAGAGGCCGGCGACCTGGTCGCGCTGCGCGCGACGAGTTTGCAGACTGCCGGCAAGTGCCTCGGCCGACGTCGGGTCGATCGTGGAGAGCTCCAGCGCGCCGCCTCGGGCCGCCTGGCCAAGAGGATCGGTCTCGCGCTCCTTCAAGACATCCTGGGCACGCTTCTGCGCGGCCTCGAAAACAGCCAGATCGTCTGTGTATCCAGGCTTGCCGGGTTCCGGCCGCATCACCTTCAGACGGTCCGCTATGTCGGCCGCGCTCTGCACTTCCATGCCGTTCGTTGCCGAGTAGAGTTTGCGGGCCTTGTCCTGTTCGCGCTGCCAGGCCGTGACGGCTTCGTCGCCGGCGACATCACGCAACCGGTCTACGCTGAGGCCACTCTCGGCTGGATCGAGCCCCTTGCCGCCGGCGGCAATGCTGGCGACGTCGTCCTTGATCAGCGCATCGAGGCGAGCTGCCTCCCCCTTGTTGGCGGCGATCCGCCGATTGATCTGGGCGCGCGCCTCGTTGAAGAGGATGTCGGATCGCGCCTTGACCTCGGCGAAGGGCAGCTTCGCCATCGGCCCCTTGCCCGCGCGCCAGTCCTCGAGAAGCTCAAGCGCGAACTGCTCCTTAGCTTCCGCGGTCGGCAGTGCCTCGAACACGCCCTGGACGCGGCCGAAGGCGGCTGTCTTGGCAATGCGCTGTTTTTCCGTCTCGGCCTGTGCCGGCGAGATAATGCCCTGTTCGACGGCGCCGTCGATCGAGCGCTGCAGGGTTGCGACCTGGTCGCCAATAATCGCATCGCCCTGCGGATTGGCGCCGAGAACCTGCGCCTGACGCTCGATGTCGACCGACTTTGCGGAAAGCCCGGCGGCAAAGGAGGCTTCTTGCTCTTGGCGAAGGCGCGCCTCCTGGCGCGAGGCGATATTCATCGCGTACGCCCGCGTGTTCTTGGCGAAGGTCTCCTCGAACATCTCGCGCATCTTGATGTCCGGCAGCTCGGCGGCATATTTCGCGCGGATCTTGCCGGCGGCGGCGGCAAAGCCCGCCGGGTCGTCCTCGTGCTCGAGCTGCGCTGCAAATAGGTCGGAGCTTACGCCTTCCTGCATCCGCCAACCCCAGGCAGATAGCGCGGCGTCGTCGAAGGCGTCACCGCGAATGGTGCCGTCATGGCGCAGGGCAAGTGGCTCCTTCGATAGGACAGGCGCCGTTGTGCTGTCATCTACAGGACGCTTAACGACCTGGGTGTCCCCCTCTGATGGAGGTTGCGACGCAGCCCCTCTTATAAGGGCTGCCTCCCTTGCTCGGCGCTTGGCGTTTGCCGGCAACGCTCCCACGGCGTCGGCGATGGCGCCCACGTCGCCGCCCTTGGCCGCGGCCACCACGCTCGCGGGAAGCGAGCCGTAATTGTAGGCAACAGACGCAAGGCCGGCCTTTGCGCCCGCCGGCAAGCGCTCCCACATCGCGCCGATCTGGGTTTGCGCCTTCTTGCCCTCCCGCTGGGTGAGACGATAGTCGAGGTCACGTTCGGCATCTTCGCGCGAGATCCGCATGTTCTGCGTGACGCGCACGACTTTTCCATCGGCCGTAACCGTCGTGTCCGATCCATAGCCGACGCGGTGGGCGGTCTTGTCCCAATAGGGGGTATCACGAAATCCCTCCTCCTTACGAAGGAGGGCCTTTGCCTGCTCATACCAGGGGCCGGTTCCAGCAACGCCGGCGGCTTCTCCGATTGCGGCTTGCTGCTGCAGATAGGCCGCGCCGGCCTCCTGGCCGGCCGTCAAACCGGCGAGTTGACCTTCGCGTTTTGCGGCGCGATCGGCCATCTGGCCGAGGCGCGTGGAAAGGCTGCCGGCGACCGCGGCCAGGGCTTCGGCAGCTTGGCCGGTATAAATAGCGTAGGACGGCACGTCCGGCGAAATACCCGCGGACATGTCGAAGCGGGCGAGCTGCCCGGGATCACGCGAAGAGCGGTTCGCCATTAGCCGCGCTCCGCCAGGCTGATGCCAAGTCCGGCGACGTCACCAAGCGCAGAAAGCACCGCACCGCCCTTCGTCGCTCGGGCGCGGTCGCGATATCCGCCGGCGCGCATGCGGTAGAGGGCGCGCCTGAATTCCGTGTCCTGCTGGTCAATCGAGATCTCGCTGGCGGCGCGCTGTTTTGCACTGGCCGCATTATCGGCAGCGATCCCCTGCGTCAGGTCGATCCCAGCCGCCGCAAAGGCCACCTGGTTGTTGCCGAGGACCCGCGCGAGCTCCCGGCTCATCTTCGTCTTTCGCTGCTCGCCAAGCAATTGTTCCTGCCCCGCCTGCAGGTCTGTTTGGTCGGCCAGCTGATTGTCTGCACGGGCGGAAGCGGCGGCCGCGCCCAGGCCGCCGAGAACCTTCAGAATTGTCGTAAAGCCCTGCAGGGCACCCAATGCGCCCGATCCAAGCGTGGTTGCTGCGGTGGCGCCAGTCGCCGCCGCGCCGGCAGCGCCAGCGGCTGCACCCGCGGCACCCGTTGCCGCACCCGATGCCGCAGTCAGGCCTGCACCGAATAGTTTGCCGATAGCCCCGAGCGCGAGCTCCATGCCGGTCTCCCTATAATGCAGTCTCGACGGTAATGGAGCGCACGTTCAGTCTACCGGGGCGAAGCTGGGAGATGGTGACGAAGGGAGCATCCGAATAGCCGCGCAGTCCCGCGATCTTGATCTCCCCGGTGAAGCCCTGGGAGAGTTCCGGGACGTCGGCGAGCACGCCATAGCGATAGAGGTCGACTTCACGGATCTGGCCGCCATTGGTGCCGATTGCGAGACTGGTCGTGTCGACGACGGAAATATGCACCGTATGGATGCGCGCCTTCCGCTTCAGAACCACATTCGGTCCGACCTCTCGGGGTGGCGGCAGGGTGGACACGACTGGCGGCCGCCAAGTGCCGACTGTGACAAGGCGCGCGGCGATGGGAAGGACGATCGCGCCGCCGCTGACGGTGAACGGCCCGTAGACGTTGCCGTCGGCGATTGCCCACAGCGTACGACCGTTGAACCTGCCGAGGCCGGTTACGATCCCTTCCGGACTATCAGAGGTGACGTTGATCGCTTCGTCGAGCAATAGGCCCGGCTCAAGGCGCTGCAGCGACCGCGCGCCGGCGCGGTCTGCAATGAAGGAGAGTTCGTTCCGTGCATTTCGGGCAACCGCCTTGAACGTCGTGTCAGCCGTGAGGCGCGTGTAGGCTGTTACCTCCTGTTCGCGGAGAAGGGTCACCAGTCGCGCTTGGCCGTCTGACCGAACAATCGCCTGGATGTTTCCGTCCATCGAGGCGGCCGATCGGCGCGACGCCTGGTCGACGACATCCTCAAGAAGATGGGACGCTAGAAGGGAGGTGTCGATCGCGACGAAGTTTCCCTCGACGTCGGTGTACCGAAGCTCGCCCATCGTTGAGCCGTTGGCATGGCACCAAAGCGCGGCACCCTCGTTCTCGATGACGGGCACTCCGCGACGGATCCCGTTGCGGGAGGCCTGCACGTGGTTTGGCGCTTCCGTCTTGGAAAGCGAGCGCTCCGCAATCCAGTATTCCGCCTCCGTGGTGAAGATCAGAAGATTGAGGTTGTCGACCATGCGTTCGATCTTCTCACCGCCCGCCTTGTCCATGGGGATGAGTGCCGGGCCGTTGGCCTCGGTGAAGCGGATATCGAAATTGAAATAGTTGCCTTGCAAGGACATCATCCAGGCGTTCGGCAGGGACTTGAAGCCGCCGACCAAAAGGCGCTGCTGCCAGAACACGCCGCATTGCGGCCAGCCGCGATCGTCGGAGATGACAGCCTCGCCGGGCATGACGCCGGAAACGCGCTTGGCCGCGACAATCGCGGCATCGGCCTTGTTGATGACGCGGCCGGATACCGCCCATCCATCGCCTTCGTTGCCGGATCCGGAGAAAGTGATTTCGATCTTACCGGCCCCGGGGGATGTGACCGAGAAGCCGGCCGAGACGTTCGGCAAGTCCGCAAGCGCGTCGCTGATATCGGCCGCGAGCGTCGCCATGGTCGAGTTGTAGGCGATCGACTGCGTCTCCTGGCCCGAGACCGTCAGGACAAAAATCGTGGTGCCGCTCGTGAGGCCGACAAATTCGAGGCGCCACTTCGCGGCGACGCCGTTGGTATAGGCCCCGCCGTAGTCATAGTTCGGCAGGTTCTGGTACGGCAGGTCATCGACCATCCACCCGCTGTCTGTCACCCGGATACGCTTCGACTGCAGATCCTCGTGAAACAGGAACATGGTGTCGGACCGCTGGGCGTAGGTCATTTCCGGCACTACTGACGAGATGCCGGCGACGGTAAACGATGTTTCCTGGGCGGAGGCGGACCACACCTGGCAGGTCTCGCCCCCGAAGACGAGATCGTACACCGCGCCGCTGGACGCATGGAAGGGAAAGATCTTCTCGGCTTCCGGGTGGACGTCGCCTATCAAGCGCAGACCGTCGCGGCTACGAAACCCTCCCTGAGGGATCATGACGACGTTCTCTGCGTGCTGTACCCCGGTCGAGAAGTACTTCAACTGGGTGCGGTCATGGAGATACGGGCCGAGCTCGCCGGCGGTGAAAGCCGATTGCATTCGTCCTGGGCGGGCGACCATCAGCCTCTCCAGGCTTGCTCGAGGGGATTTCGGGCCATCGAAACGCGGCGCGGCGGATTGGCGAAGCCGTCCTCGGAGAGCGCCGTGCGCATGAGCCCGCCCCGGAAATTATCGGATGGAGAGCCGTAGGCCTCTTGCTGCCTGATCTGCATGGTGTTGCGGTCAGAGGCAATCGCGAAGGCCAGTTGAGCGGCGAGCGCGGTCATGGTCGCCATGCGAAACGTAGCGGGCCAGCGATGCGGATCCGGCCGGAATTTCACCATGGCGTAGAGTGGATCGTCGCTGGCATGGACGCGGCCGGAGGTGAGCAGGAAGCGATCATACCGACGATCCGGATCACTGGGGTCATCCGTGAAAAAGACGGGTGGGCCTGAATACGGAGCCGGCACCTCGAACACATAGGCGTAGCCGGTATAGGCCGTCACGCCGGCGACACGCGACAGCTGACGAACCTCGCGCGCGAACTGGAAACCGGAGGGCTGAAGCCCGAGATTGAAGTCGACGACGGCCTCATAGAGGAGTGACGCGCTTTGCCCGCCGCCGAGATCGTCGGTGAGGCTCTGCACCGGCTCCTCGCCAATCATGGCGCAGGCGGTGTTGATGATGTCGAGCGCTGTCAGAAGGGCCATAAAGCGGGGTCTCCGGAAATGACAAGCCCTCGCCGGCGGCGTGACGGCCGGCGAGGACAAGGCAGCCAGGCGTCAGGCGACGTTCTGGTCGGCGATCGTGACGGCCGAGCCGGTGTTGGCGGTGACGATGTAGTTCCGCCGCATGACCGTGCCATCGAGATCGAGCGTCATGTCGATGTGGTCGCCCTTCTTCAGGAGCTTGGCGAGCGCGTTGAAATAACCTGCCGTCTCGACGGCGGCCGTGTCATCGTTGGTCACATAGACGTGGCGGCCGAGATTGGCGCCGGCCACGCCGGACGGGTTGAACATGAAGTCGGTCGTCCGGAACCCCTTCTTGTCGAAAGCCATGATTGGCTCCTCTGTGCTGGTTGAGCGGAAAGTATGGAGCCGGCGCGGGCGCCGGCGCCGGCGTTACGTGATCGCGATCGCGGAGTTGCTGGAGGTGCGGAAGCGCTTGATGCCCTTGCCTTCCTGCATTGGCGAGGCTGCGCCCTTGCAGGTCATGTTCACCGTCCACCAGTTCTCGTAGTTGTCCCAGGCGGTGATGACGCTGAGGTCGGTGTTGTTGGCCCACCCCATGGCGGACTTGTGCCAGATGAACAGATCCTGCTTGTTGGCTTCGGGTACCGGGTAGAGGTCCTCGGCATCCTCCTCGACGAAGAGGAACCAGTTGACACCGTTCCAGAAGCGGGTGTCGGTCGCTTTGACGAACGGAATGTCCGGGCCGACGTGATCGGCCGAGTTCACGACCTTGTTCGCCAGGAGCTGGTTCCACTGCAGCGCGGGCAGGCCGCAATAGACGTTGCCGTCCCAGGGAACCTTGTCATTCTGGAGAGCCGCGCAGAGCGTCAGGGCATTGGCGGCACCGAAAGCGCCCGCCGAGAAGTCGAGCCCGCCGACCGT